TCGTTTAGGAGAATGGAAAGCGCAAACTAAAGTATCTGAAGATGGTACAATGAAAGTCACTACCTATTATAGGAGTAATGAACCAAGAAAATCTAAAGATAATACAGGTCTAAAACATCAATTAGAAATGGCAATTGAAAATGAAGACTTTGAAAAAGCGGTTGAGATTAGAGACCAAATTAAAAAATTGGAATCCAACCAAGAGGCAATCAATAAACTTGAAGAAGAATTGAAACAATCAATTAAAGAACACAACTTTGAAAGGTCGATTGAAATTCGTGACGAGTTGAAAGGATTAAGAAAATAAAAAGAAACCCCATCTTATTAGGTGGGGTTTTATTTTTCATATCCAAAAGTATCAAAATCTTCTGAAAATAAATTTTGAATGATTAATTTATTTTGAGGTGTTTTGTGGGTTTCATAATCAACCTTTCTAGGGTTAGGATTAATTTGATGTAAGGGTGATAAAGGTAAGTTAATTAAATCACTTAACGGTTTGATGTCTTTACTTAAATTTTCTAACTTAAAATGATAAAAATCACAATCTACATTTTTCCAACTACTTTGAGTGTAGTAAAATCGAATTCCTCCCCAAGATTTTTTATTATCAACAACATAGTTGATGTGATGAGATGAATCACAATAAAAATCATCAATAAAATTTTCAGAATTTATTGTTGATTTTAAATGAATTAAAAATTGGTCAAATGTATATCCACTAATCGAAACACTTGATTCAAAATCAGGTCGATTAAAAATTCTAATTTGGTGGTAATATGCCGATATCATTCTATCATAAGGATTTCTAGTCACTTGTATTACTTTATATCCGTCAAGAGACTCAATATCATAGGCAACCATGATTTCATCTAATTTTAAGTGAAGTTTTGGTGTGAGATATGTGTTATTTTGAGAATCTTCAATAAACCCATTATCATTTAAACTAACACGTAAGGAGTTAGAGGCGGTTTTTGGGGGATATAAAAATATTATTTTTTGTGTTTTAGATACCATATGATTCAAATAAAGATTCTTCAATCCAATCAACAATTAAATGTATTCTATCGGTGTTTCCAAAATTATCAACGGAGTGTTTTTGTTTGTCGTTGTTAATTTCCCATAGTTCACCTAATCTTAGATTTCTTTTATCATCACCTACAGTAAAAAAACAATCTTCATTTGTTTGAATTGGTATGTGAATTCTTCGACAAATAACTAAACTAAATCCAACAATATCAACGTGAGGTCTGATGGATTCTCCGGCAGTTAATTTAACCAATAATGCTCTCATTATTTTTCCGTTTTCCCCGGTATTATGTTTAATGATGTCTTCAATTTTGGTAATCTCTTCTTTGAATAAAGGATAATGAGTGGTTGGGATTATTTTTAAGTGGTTAAAATTAAATGACTTATCAAAAATTATTGGAATTGTTTTTGTGTGAATATGTTCAGTCCCATACCTTTTTTGTCTGTCGGTAAATTCATCCCAATCCAAATTATTGTCGTTGATTATTTTTAAAATATTCTCGACATTATAATCTCCGTGCTTAATAAATGTTTCAGTTGCGTCCATAGTTATATTTATAAGTATGAGACCATTTGAAAATTTTTTAGTTAGTAGTGTTGGGTTACAACGCATAATTGAAATATATCTTAAGATAAGACAATATTTCCAATCAGAAGGGTGGAGTGAAAAAGATTTAGAAAATCCACCATATTACTCGGCACAATTAATGACACTTCATGAAAAATTTGGTGGTGAAATAAGAGATTTACTTCAACAGATGAAGGACTTAGGTTTTGAGGTAGAAAAAGAGGATTTTAATGAATATTTGAAACCTATTTTAAAAAACATAAACGAACTAACACCACTAAGCGATGGGGATTACGAGAGAGGAAATCAAGGGGACGAAGATTATTAATGAAATAAAATCGTCAAACATTAAACGAACAGAATACGATACTGAAACAAAAAAAATGATTGTTGAATTTAACAATGGATTCAAGTATGAGTATGATGAAGTTCCACACCAAACCTACACAAAATTCAGAGCAGCAGAGTCTCAAGGAAAATATTTTGTAACTGATATATCAAAAGCCTACAAGTATAAGAAACTGTAGTATTTATAATAATGAGTAAATTACAACAAATACTTAATAGTTTTACTATTAAAGAAACACTTAACCCAAAAGTATGGGAAAATCCTACTGACCCTAAAAAGTCGACTATGATTCCTAAAGTTAGAAAAGCTCTTGAGCGTATTGCTGATGAGTTTGTTAAGTATTTGGGTGATGATGTATTTGTTGAGGATGTTGTGCTTACAGGTTCTCTTTCAAATTTTAATTGGTCGGAATTTTCTGATTTTGATTTACACATTATTGTTGACATGGACGAATACGGAGATGAGGATGAATTATACAAAGAACTATTCAATTTAAAAAAACAACTTTTTAACGACAAACACAATATTAAAATATTTGGATATGATGTTGAATTATACGCCCAAGATGCCGAAGAACCTCATACTAGTTCAGGTGTTTATTCTGTGATGAATAACAAATGGATTAATGTCCCAAAGAAAATGAATTTAGAAATAGATAAAAAAGTTCTTGAGGATAAAATACAAAATTGGGTTGAAAAAATTGATACTGCCGTAGAGAATGGTAATGTCAAAGTTCTTGAATCACTTAAAGAGAAATTAAAGAAATATCGACAATCCGGATTGGATGGTGATGGGGAATTATCCTATGAAAATTTGGTGTTTAAATATTTGAGAAGGTCCGAACATATTGAAAAATTATTTAATTCAATAAATAAAGGTACCGACAAAGAACTATCCGTTGAAAGAAAAATGGAGGATTAGTTGGTAAAATTTCAATAATTGTTAATAATCGTATATTTATAAATAAAAAATTAAATGGCATTCGTTACATATCTTATAGCACCTTGCGCGGGTGGTTCATCACTAACCGTAGAATTTAACGGTTCATCACTTCCAGCAGTGGGAGGAAATTATTATTTAACATTCACAGGTGTAACAACTCAGGGATGTTATGAAGTAGTTGATACTGCGGAACCAGGAACGGGTTCAGATTATGTTGCAACCATGTCAACAAATTATAGTGAATGTATACCGTGTTTAGATGCTAATCCAACTCCAACACCGACACCGACTCAAACTTCAACTCCAACAAATACTCCAACACAAACAGGTACACCAACAAATACTCCAACACAAACTCAAACTCAAACGCCAACCAAAACTGGAACGCCAACGCCAACTCCAACACAAACACAAACAGGTACTCCAACAAATACTCCAACAAATACCCCAACACAAACAGGTACGCCAACTCCAACACCAACTCAAAGCGGAACACCAACACAAACCCCAACTAAAACAGGTACACCAACACCAACTCCGACACAAACCGGAACACCAACACAAACTCCGACACAAACAGGGACTCCGGCAAACACACCAACAAATACTCCGACACAAACAGGGACTCCGACAAATACACCGACAAATACACCGTCAAATACACCGTCAAATACACCATCACCAAGTCCATATCCATTAACAGGATATAGTGTGGATAATCAATACGCATACACAGTTGAAATATTAGGTAATTTTAGTGGTGGGTCAATCACTGAGGGGGGACCAGCAAACGGGATTGCACCTCACCCAATATTCACAGATGCTAATGGAATACCATTTGCTCAGTTAAATGCAATTACGTTAGGTGGATTTAACGGATTAAATAATTAAAAACAAAACAAATTAATATACAATGGGAAATTTAAAACCAATTGGTAGTGAAAAACTAACAGGGGACCAAAAATTAAAAAGAATTATGGAAATTGCTCGTTTCAATGAAGTAATTCCTAATCGTATAAACGAAAATGCGACATCAGAATATTCTATTAGTCTTGCTGATGGTAATAAATATGAAATTGTTAAAGAGAGACAAGGTTATATCATTAAGAAAACTATTTCAGAATCTGAAACAGATTATATGGAGCCAATGAAAAATAGAAAATACTATTCTTCATATTCGCAAGCATTCAAAAGATTAAACTTAGTTGCTGGTGAGTTAAATAGACTTAATGAGAATGACGAAGGTGTGTCTCTATATGGTGAACAAAAAAAATTCACATTAAAAACCCCAAAACCAAAAATGGATATGCCGGTACCTGCTGAAGTTCCTTCTGCACCACCAGCGGTTCCATCACCGGAATTACCACCATCACCAATGGATATGGGTATGGAAGACACAGGTATGGAAGATACAGGTATGGAAGATACAGGTATGGATGATATGGGTATGGATACTGAAGTTGATGTTGATACTGAAGTTGATGTAGAAGATGAAGGAGGGTCTAACGAACAAGTAACTTTCAAAACAATTCAAAAGTTAACTGGTAAATTAACTCAAAAAATTAGAACATTAGATTCTGAAGAAGGAATGACTTCTGAGAATATGAAATACGTTATCAATATGGTGTTGTCATCATTTGATTTGAATGAATTAACTGAAGAAGATAGAGAAGATATTTTATCTAAATTTGAAGATGAAACTGAAGATTTAGGTGGAGACGACATGGATGGTGAAGACTTAACTGATGATAGTGAAGTTGAAGATATTCAAGCTGATATGGATATCCCAATGGAAGGTGATATGGAAGAAGGATATGAATATGATGATGTTGACGAGATTAATCCTGATGATATTTTTGATGACGAAGAATTTGAAAAACATCGTAGACATTCAAAATTTAAGAGAAGACATTCTGATTTAGGAAACGGGGCAATCTTTGATAGTATTTTTGGAGAGTCTAAAGTAGATAAAGTATTATCAAAATACTTTGAAGTTACTAAACAAGAAATTGTTGAAAACAGACAAAAAACCGCTGAGAAAAAAACAAGAACAATTACGGAAGTTAGAAGAAAAATGAAATCAGTTGTTAAATTAACTGAAACTATTGAACAAGAATTAGCTTCTCAAAAATTTTTAGAAGAAAACTCAGGAGCAAAAATTGTTGGAAAAACTAACAAAAATAACTTAGTTTTTGAAAACAAAGGAAAAGAAATTAAAATCACACCTGAAGGATTATTAGTATGAGTTATTTGATTTACGTAAACGGTTTAGGTCCTAACTATAAGGGTGATAACCTTTACGAATTCATATTCTCCGATAGTTTGGATGTGTGGGGTGAAGCGTGGGATAATCGTCCGTCTAACGGATACCCTCAACCACCTGATTTAAAATATATTAAAAAAGTAGGAGTTTTGAGAGATACTGATGTAAAATTGGAATTGATTCAAAACTCCGATTTTTTTTCAGTAATGGACGCAATGGACGACATAATTGCGTTAGCATGGGAAACAGAAGATGAAACTAATCAAAAAAGAATGGTTTTTAGATTTGGAGTTCCGGAACAAGAAATAAAAGACAAACTCTATGAAAGAGATTTGGTATTAGAATTTGAAAAGAAAGTAGTCTATGAAAGTTAATATTAAAGCATTAGAACTTATCGAAAAGGGGTTATCCTCTAAAACTGTTGGGAAATTAACAGAATCTCAAATCAATGTTTTATACGGTAAACTTGTTAGTGAACAAGTTACTGAGGTACCCGGTAAAAAAACATATAAAGTAGGGCCTGCAGGTGGTAAGGTTGGTAATTTGAATATTACACAAGACCCGGGTACTAAAGAAGTTATGGTTACAGCAACCGAATCTGAAATCTCTGAAGATGATGATTTTGATTTAGATGCTGACCAAGCATATACAGGACAACAAGGTTCTCATGACGAATATCAAGCGTCTGATGATGGTATGGATGATGATACATCTCCTGAAAATCATGACAGCAAAATGATTGGTATGTCTGAAGAAAAGAAAGACAAACCAAACCCATGGGCTATTTGTCATTCTCAAGTTGGCCCAAAAAAATCAAGAAAATGGGAAAGATGCGTAAAAGCTGTAAAAAAACAGTTGGGAGAAGGAAAAAATGTTGTATCTTTGTTTCTTGAAAACGAAATTATGAGAATAGTAGAAAGAAATTTACCTCCAAGAATCACCAAAGGTGAACTTGTAAAGTATTTGACAGAGGCAGGTACTGAGACTGCACCAACAAGAACAAAACCAACAACTAAGCCTGGTACAAGACCAAGTCATCCGGGTAAAAATCCAAATCCGGGAGTTAACCCGGCACCAAAAGCTAAAAGACCTTCACCTGAAGAGGCTAAGGACAAAATTATGGATGTAATCATGCAAATCTTAGAAAAATAATAATGGCAAAGAAAATTAAAGAACAATTAGATTACGGGGATAGACCTGAAAGAATGGACCCAAATTTGGAAAGAAAACTTGCAAGTCCTGAAGGTTTATATGCACAGAATCCTGCGATGAAAAAGAAAGAGGGTGACGTTCAAAGATTAGTTAGTAATCGATTTCAAAAAGTTGCGGAAAAATTAAGTGATGTTACAGGTATCCAAAATTTAAGTTCTCAACAAACTCAAGGTATGATATACCAAGAGATGATGAGAAAATTACCTAACATCATGAGAATTGAGGCGGCTCATAGAGATGAACTTGAGGAATTGGCAATTGAGGCTGCGTTGGAGGAATCTGAAGTACCTGTTGATTGGTATAAAATTGAGGCTTATTTAAATAGAGAACCGATTGATACGTCTAACTTTAGAATGAAACCTGAAGAAGAGGATGATGAAGAGGAAAAAGATGAGGAAGAAGAAATGGAAATTCCATCTTTTGAAATTGAGGATTTAACTAAAGACGAAATCTTTGAATTAGAAAAACATAAAAGAAATATTATCAACGCAATTATTCAAGGTGCTGCGAAAAAAGGACATTATATTTTTCAAAAACCAGATATTAAAGCAAGACTTGATGAAATTGACCCATCTCTCTATAGGGATTATTTAGGTATTATGGCAATCAATGATTTCTTATATTTCAGTATGGAACAAATGATTGAAATGATGAGTCAAACAGGTCAAGGAATTGCGGGAAAAGTTGAGTTAGATAATAATGATGAAGAGGGTGAAGAAGGTGAAGAAGGAGAAGAAACTCCGGATACAGTAATTAAAGCCTTTGGTTTAATATTTCCAATTTTATGTCATGAAATAATTAAAGGATTAGAAGAGGCTAAAGGTAGACATGGATTACCTAAAGACCCTGAGATGGCTCAACGAGTTATGGGACAAACTGATACATTAAGTAATGAACCAATGCAGTTAAGAATAGGTCCGGAAATCGTGGAAAGAATAAGGTTTGCATTACCTGATAAAATGTACGAACCTGAAAACAAAGGTTTGATAAACTGGTTTCATACTTTGTTATACCAAATTGAAGCCCAAGAGTTTTTAGAAATTATCGGAAACGCAATCTCTGAAGATTCTTCAAAAGTGGCGAAAGCGACCTCAAAATTTGATGAAATTATGAGAGAGGCAATCAAAATTAAAGAAGAGTTTGAAGATTACAAAGAAGAAGAAGGGATTGATTCTGATGAAGACGAAGACGACGGATTAGATGATTTCTTGGGTAGTTTAGGTATATCGAGACCTAAATAACCAAAAATGACTTTTGAATAATAAAGAACAATTAATAATTGAAGTAACGAAGTGCATGAGGAATACACCCTACGCACTTCGTACTTATTTACAGACATACGATAATACGGTATCAAAATATGTACCGTTAGATTTATTCCCCGACCAAGTTTCTTTAATTGAGGATTATGAAAATTACAATGAAAACATCGCCCTTAAGTATAGACAGGCAGGTGTTTCAACAGTAACTGCTGCTTGGGCATCAAAACGACTTGTATTTGCCAAAAAAACTAAGCCTGAAAAAATTCTAATTATTGCCAATAAATTGGATACATCTATGGAGATGGCAAATAAGATTAGAAGTTTTACCGAACAATGGCCTAGTTGGGTTGGTGTAGGTTTTTCAAACGAAAAAAATGCACAACGACATTTCAAACTAACAAATGGATGTGAGGTTAAAGCCGTTGCAACATCTCGAGATGCGTTAAGGGGTTATACCCCAACCATTCTTATCTTTGATGAGGCGGCGTTTATCGAGGCTGACGGAGATTTTTGGTCAGCGTGTATGGCGTCCCTATCTACAGGGGGTAAAGTAATTGTGGTTTCTACCCCAAATGGTTATGACGCAATTTACTATGAGATTTATGACCAAGCTCTTCGTAATATGAATGATTTCAAAATTACTGAAATGTTTTGGCATCGTGACCCTCGATATACCAAAGATTTGTATATGGTTAAAACACCTGATTTAGTTCACTTTTTATTAAATCGTGAGGAATATAACCTCGATGAGGTAATCATTGATTTATCAATGTCTAATCCATTCGAAAGGGACCATTCAATTGTAACCAAATATATTGAAGATGGATACAAACCTTGTTCCTCATGGTTTGAGGCGATGGTTAAAAAATTAAAATACGATAGACGTAAGGTCGCTCAGGAGTTAGAATGTAACTTTTTAGGTTCCGGAGATAATGTATTTGACTCAGAATTAATGCAAGATATTGCCAAAAACCAAGTTAAAGAGCCGCAAGCAAAAATGATGGGTGGTGGATTATGGATATGGAAAGAACCTGTAAATGGGCATAAATATGTTATGGGTTGTGATGTATCTCGTGGGGATTCTGAAGATTTTTCAAGTATTGAAATTATTGATTTTGATACTAGAGAACAAGTATTGGAATATGTTGGGAAAATTCCACCAGATGTATTGGCCGAAGTGGCGTACAAATGGGGCACAATGTATAATGCTTATTGTGTTGTGGATATCACAGGTGGTATGGGGGTTTCAACCGCAAGAAAATTACAAGAAATGAACTATCAAGGTGGTTTATATGTTGATGGTGTTGACACAACTAATAAATGGAAGTATGACCCAAAAATAAATGAAAAAATTCCGGGGATTAATTTTAACTCAAAAAGGGTTCAGATTATTGCTGCGTTTGAGGAGGCGATGAGACATAAATTTAGAATTTATTCAAACCGTCTTTATAACGAAATGAACACATTTGTTTATATTAACGGACGACCTGACCATCAAAAAATGCATCACGATGACTGTATTATGAGTATTGCAATGGCAATATATGTCGCGGAAAAATCATTCCAATCATTGGAGAAAGTTACCAATCATACAAGGGCGATGTTAAATTCATGGTCAACGGCAGTTACCGAAAATAAGAACTCTTCAGAGTTTTTTAACCCAATGGTGCCTCAAATGGGTAGACAACACCCAATTAATCAAGGGGCGACAAGAGATGATTACCAAAAGTATGGATGGTTATTTGGTGGGTAATACTATTTATATTACTGAGGAAACAAGTAAATTTATATCATGAGTGAACAACAAAATAATATGACGGTATGGCAGAGATTGTCCCAAACATTTGGGCCAAATTCTCTATTAAATCAAGATTATCCAACTTTTAAGTTTGATAAGAAGGAGTTATTACGTACCAAAAGTAAGGAAGAATACGAAAAAGAGAAGTTACAGGCACAACAAACCTATTACTTAACAAATCAATGGGCGAAAGTTGAGAATAACTTATATTCCCAAGCAATCTATTACGAACCATCAAGGTTATCTGCACAATACGATTACGAGTCAATGGAGTATACTCCTGAGATTTCTGCCGCGTTAGATATCTATGCGGAAGAATCGACAACAACGAATGAAGATGGTTTTATTCTACAAATTTATTCCGAATCAAAAAGAATAAAAGGTGTATTAGCTGATTTGTTTAATAACTCACTTGATATTAATACTAACTTACCGATGTGGACAAGAAACACTTGTAAGTATGGTGATAATTTTATTTATTTAAAATTAGACCCTGAGAAAGGTATTGTAGGAGTACAACAATTACCAACAATTGAAATTGAACGTCATGAAGTAGGTGTTAGTGCAAAAATTTCTACGGATATTACTCATGAAATAGATAAAGATAAAAAGTCACTTCATTTTACTTGGAAAAATAAAAACATGGAATTTCAATCATGGGAGATTGGCCACTTTAGACTGTTAGGTGATGATAGAAAACTTCCTTACGGAACATCTATGTTAGAAAAAGCAAGACGTATATGGAAACAATTATTGTTATCAGAGGATGCGATGTTGATTTATCGTACATCAAGAGCCCCTGAGAGAAGAATGTTTAAAGTATTCGTAGGTAATATGAACGATGATGATGTTGAGGCATATGTACAACGTGTTGCAAACAAATTCAAAAGAGAACAAGTAGTGGATAATAAAACGGGTAACGTAGATATGAGGTTTAATCAAATGGCGGTTGACCAAGATTATTTTATTCCTGTTAGAGACCCATCAGCACCGGACCCTATTACAACATTACCGGGAGCAACAAACCTTTCTGAGATTGCGGATATTGAATACATCCAAAAGAAATTATTGACCGCTCTTCGTGTTCCTAAGGCGTTCTTAGGATTTGAAGAAGTAGTTGGGGATGGTAAAAATTTATCATTACAAGATATTCGTTTCGCAAGAACTATTAATAGAATCCAAAAAAGTATGATTGCGGAATTAAATAAAATTGCAATCGTTCATTTATTTTTACTTGGGTTTGAAGATGAGTTAGATAATTTTACATTAGGGTTATCAAATCCTTCAACACAGGCAGATTTATTAAAAATTGATGTTTGGAAAGAAAAAGTTTTATTATACAAAGATTTAGTTGCTGACCCAGGAAATGGTATTCAAGCAACATCATCAACATGGGCTAAAAAACATATATTTGGATGGTCAGATGAAGAAGTTCGTTTGGATTTACAACAACAAAGAATTGAAAGAGCTGTTGGTGAAGAACTTAAAGCGACCGCAACTGTTATAACTAAAACAGGATTATTCGATAATATCGATAAACTTTATGGTAATACATCAGGTTCTACCACGGCAGTATCATCTGAAACATCAGAACCCACACCATCATTTGGTGGAGGTGGTTTTGAAACTGCTGATTTAGGTGGAGGTGAAGAACTACCACCGGCAGGTGAGGAAACGGTAGCCCCACCACCGGCGGGAGGTGAGGCTGAAATAACACCAGAATCACGAATGAATAACTTAAATATGTTAGTTGAGAATAACCTAATTGACGGGGCTCGAATGATTAATTTAGGTCATGGTCAAGATTCTTTAGGAGAAATTTCAAAAGAATTGGATAAGTTACTAAATTCCTAATATTTATTTAATAAAATTAAGCGTAATGACCTTCGGAAACCTAAAATCCATAATCGAAAAAAATCTACTTGAGTCATATAGTGACGAGAAAGATTTCAAAAAATCTTTAAGAGAGTTCAAACATAATGTTCTGAACAATAAATCTATGTCAAAGGCTTATGCTTTATATGACCAATTAAGCACGCCTCAAGGTTTATCTGAACAGGATGCTAAAGAATTTTTAGAAGAAGGGATTAGTTTATTACATAAAATTTTACCAACAATAAAATCACCAAAAAGTCTATCAGAAACAATTAAAAATAATTATTCTGATTTAGATGTATTGGCGTATTCAAACAAATTAAATTTACTTGAAAGAGTAAATGCTAAGAAGAACATAATTAAAGTTTTAACTACTAAAAAAGAAACGGTTAAAGAATCAATTAATATTCCAATTAAATCGATGGTTAGTATTGCCAACCAAACATTAAGAGGATATATTGAGAACTTGGATGAAAATTCTAAAAAAGAATTTTTCCAATTAATCTCTGAAGATACTAAGACCCTTGAAACTAAATTTGAAACTTTACGTGAGAATACAATCACAAAACTTAAAGGGATGTTAGATACTGAACAAGAGTTTGAAATGAAAACAAAAATTTCTGAAACTATCGATAGATTAAAAGATGAAAAGTTCGACCAAATGAACTTTTTAAAACTTAAAAATTTAGAAGAATCTATTTAATTTAACATATTACAACATAATTCAATAAGTGTTTTTACAATTCAAACGGTAAAAACACTTATTTTTTTGACATAATGTATATTTTCATTTATATTTTCACTATAACCAATAAACATTTATAATGAAAAACATTAATGAAAAAAGGAAAAAGTGTAAAATTAAATTTATACAATCCAATTAAATCGGTCTATGGTACCGTAGATTCAAAAAACTTAAAATCAGTTTACATAAACATCCAATCATGGGTAACCCCAAAAGAAGAATACGATAATTGGAATCGAGTTGTCTCCAATTTAAGTCGAGAGATTAAACATTCTGTTTATAATTCCATTAATACCAATTTATTCCAAAATAAAAGTATTGTGGATTTAGATTTAAGAACCAGTGGAATATCTCACGGTAAAAAATCATTCTTTAATTTAGAAATAAATCTATACACAACAAATGAATTAGATTTTAAATCCATAGAAATTAAAGACTCCGTAAAAAATATAGTCCAATCTATCTATGATAATAACATCACAACAAACAAATATTTTGAATTTTCAACCACAAAAAAAGAGGTTATCTTGTAAAGTATCATAAT